TGCTGGACGAGGTGGAGGCGGCACGGGCGGTGCTGGAGACGTCGGAAATAGCGTGGTTTTTTGCCAAATGGCCCGCTTCCAAGAAGTCGGATCAGGTAGCAATGTTGGTAGACCGCGCCGCGTGGCGGGCGTGGCAGGCGCGGGGGAAGCCATGACCCTGAAGCAAGCTCGTGCGATGGCGGGGGCGACGACCTGGGCCTCGCACTCCCGAGAAGACATGGACACCGCCCTGGCGATTGTCACGCGCGCGCTCGATGGGGCGGAAGCTGAACGGGATGCCTACCTACGTGGGTGGGTCAGGCTTCGGGCGTGGGCCACCGGGTTACAGAGCTTGGGCGCGAGGCAGTGGATTCTCAACGCCATCGACGATGCCCTCGCGCCCGCGAAGGAGCAGCATGAAACCTGAAGAACGAGAACGCCTTGAACTGATGGCGTCGGGTGACGCCAAGTGGGATTTGTCGCCCAACGACATCGCGGCAATTCGCGCCCTGCTGGACGAGCTGGCGCGGCTCCTGAACATGGCCGAGGCCGAGCTGGCGGCGCTGAAGGCGCGGACGTGCGCGACGTGTCGGCACGCAACTCATGGTGACGTCGATTTGTGGTACCTGTGGTGTGCGCGCTGGTCTAGCCCGAACCCACCATTTAGCGATGTGATGTGCGCGGACATTCTCACCTGCGGAGCGTGGTCGCCTTTGGAGATGACTCATGAAACTCGGTGACACGGTTCGGCACACACCCACCGGATTCACCGGCCGGGTGATCCGCGAGACGCTTGTCGAAAACGGCCAGCGATATATCACGCTTGAAGCGAAACGGGTGATAGACCCGCTGGGCAACTTTCTCTCCTACACCATCAACCTGGACGCAACGGAACCGTTCGACTGGCTCGGGTCGGCCGCAGACGAGAAGGGCAACCATGAATAGACGAAAGTTCCTGCTTGCATTCGGCGGCATCGTCGCCGCTCCAGCATTCGTGTCACTGGACATACTGTCCATCGACCCCGACGAGGTCATTGAAGCGCGTGTCCTTGGTGAAGTGCGCCAAGCGGAGGTAGAAATCTGGTTGGTGGACGAGCGCGGCGCGGCCTACCAAATCCAGACGGTCAGCAACACCGTGCCAAGTGTGGTGTGGACGGCGGTCCCGCCCGGCAAGACGTTCGACCGGTTCGGGGCGAGCATCTTTGTCCTGAGCGCCAAACGCAGCCTTCTGTGTGAGTCAAAGCTTGCCTACCCGTTGTATAGCAACGGAGGCGACATCACATTGATGTTTGCCGGGGAAGGAATCGTGAGACTCGCATGACCGACCACCAATACACAGAAATACTCGTGGCGCTCCGAGTCATTACCGGGTGTGCGCTTCTTAGCGTGGTTCTGCTGTTCTGGATCTGGATCGCTGGACTGGGGTGACTTCGTGGGCGTGTCCACACGCGCAGATGGTAACGACTCGCACCAGGCTCCACGTCAGTTGCTGACGTGGCTTGCGAGCTGCCGTGCCCGTCGCGCAGAGACGGGCCGCGCCCACAACGCACAGAGGTAAGCATATGGGTAGTGATAATAATCTTCGTCCCTCCCGTGTTCGAGACGGGCGCAGAAAACAGAAGATGAGAAAGAAACACCTCATACGCCTGAACACACAGCAAATCACAGCCATCCCCGTCGTGTACCTTATACCCAGAAATAGCCGCGAACTGTGTTGCGCGTTTCGTGAGCCGTTCATGGGGAAGCATCCCCTTTGTCAGGTTGAGGCCACGCGTCTAATTCAGCTGTTTGAGGAGAGTCAACATGGAAGTGATGGACGTCGCAAGACGGAGAGACCAATTTCGCTTGGATCTGCTGGCCCTGGCGCAGAAATTCTCCGACGAGACACAGTGCGTCATTGACGCTACCCTTCGGTTCAGACGTGTCGATACACATCTCATGGGGCAAGATGCCCCGGCGTTCAGTAACGCAGCCGTATACACCGTTGAAGTAGAAGTGCATGTATGATGAACCGTCGATCCTTTTTAACGGGCACCCTGATGGCGGGGGCCGCTGCCGGGACAGCATTATTCACGGCCACGCCGTCAGAAGTTGAAGCGTTCGGTCGGCCGTTGATTGGACCCGTCACGCTTATGGATCGGATGCCGTTGCCTGATTCCATAGTTCGGGCCGGTGAACTTGTCTTCAATCACCAGGGAAAGCCAATTGGCGTGATTGAACAGATGACTGTAAGTAGAAACCTAATAGAGAGTCACACGTTTGGTTCCCTGTACACGCAGGACGTTCCTGGGCTTACTGGAGTCGAATACCGTGTCATAGGGACTGGCCCCTGTAGAATAAGGACAACATGAAAATCGCCCTTTTACACGCGCAGCGAAAACAGGCCCAGGCCATGGTTCCCCCGCGTAGTGGGCGGTGTAATGCGATTCTGGCCAGTGGAAAACGGTGCGCGAAGACTAGTGGTCTCGGTACGACGCACACCGGCCTGGGGCCATGTCATCTGCACCAGACGGCGAAACGTCCCTATGATCCGACACGCCGGTATCGGGAAGCTATCGAGGATGGGTCTATCCGTGCGCGGCTATCCAAATTGGGGAAAGTCGAAGATGACCTTCTTGATCTCATGCCAGAAGTCCAGATGGTCCGGGCGTTAGTTATTGACTTCATCAACCGGTACGAAGAAACAACCGACGCCCTGATTGCGTGGAATCAAGGAAAAGGGGGGAAACCGGCAGCCGTTCCCGATATCACGGCAGCCGCCCATCTGCTTGAGACGGTGACACGGATGGTGGAGCGCATTCACCGGATCCAGACCACAGGTGCCGTATCCCTGGACACGTTCCGCCGGGTGTTGGAGGAGATGGGAATTACGGTCGCTCGCCATGTGCGTGAAGGCGCGACGTTGGACAAGATCGAGGGCGACTGGGCAAAGATCTCAACCACTGACCGGGGCCATGTGGCCGCGATGCCCGAATCCAGCACAAATGCAAAGCACGCATTGTCCCCATCATCCGAGAATGATGTATCTTAGTTGCGCCCTTTTCCGTTGACTTTTCTACCACCCGTACCCGATAATCCGCGCCGATGAAACAACCGCGTACGTTGGCCGATGTGCTACTGAATCGAGCCGTAGCTTCTTCGCCATCCAGTGCGAGCGGTGCGCCGTTGATGCCTGCGATTTCCGGATTACGGTCCGCACGAAGCGATACACCCCAACAACACCGTATCGAGGCAGGCAGAACGTCCCTTGAGATGTTCTGTCGCACGTATCTCCGTCATCACTTTTCCAGAGCATTCTGCGAACTCCACGAAGATATTTTCGCCATCTGTGATGACACGACGCCGGGGAAACGGAAGGCGCGCATTGCTCCCCGGAAATTTGGAAAGACCACTATCATCAGTCTTGCGAAACCCCTTCAAGAATTATCCTATCGGCGCAAGGAGTTTGTCTTGATGATTGGTGAAGCCGCAGCCGTTGCGGAATCAAACCTCGCCACCATCATTCAAGAGTTAGACACCAATGAACTCCTGCTCCAGGACTTCCCGCATCTCTCCCCCGCAAAAGACCCCAAAGGGCAAATGATCAAGTGGACGGACCGCCAGCTTGTCTTCGTCAGCGGTGCGACCATTGTGGCCAAGGGTATGGGGTCCAGAATGCGTGGGTTGAAGCACCGTCATGCTCGACCTGACATGGCGATTCTGGACGACCCGGAATCCCCCGAGACGGCAGATACATTCTTGAAACGGCGACGGCACAAGCGGTGGTTCGGCGGTACATTCCTTGGACTAGGCGCATCGGACTGGGATGTGTACGTCATTGGTAACTTACCGAACCACGATTGCCTCATTGCAGACTTGGTGAAAGATCCGGTATGGGATGGCCGGTTGTGGCGAGCGATCAACATCCCCCCTCGGAGAGACGAACGATATCCCTTGGGAAATACCCGAGGAGATGGTTCCGCACTCTGGCCCGAGGAGTGGTCGCTCGCAAAACTCGAAGCATACAAGAAAGAACCAGAGGTCGGATCGCTGGGGTTTGCGCGGGAAATGCTAAATGACCCGCGTGAGGAAGAAGATAAATCCTTTGATCCTGCCACGTTCACGTATATCGAATGGAACCCGGACACGTTGAAGTCCTATTCCGCTATTCGGACCTACATCGACCCCGCCGGGGGAGAGAAACCAGGAGAAATGAAACGGGGAAAGCGAGACTGGTGCGTGGTCGTCACGGCAGGTAGAACGCAGAAGGAAGGATACATTGACATTTTCGATGTGCGAATGAACCGTTTTCTTCCAAACAAGCAAATCCAAATCATGCTGGACGCATACGCGGTATACGGGGCGCAGGAAATTGGGGTGGAAGAAAACATGTTTAAGAATCTGATTTCTCCTACCATTCAAGCTCTCGCACGGAAACGCGGACTGTATCCAAAGATCATACCGCTAACGAATACCTCGAATAAGATAAGTCGTATCTTGGGGATGCAACCCTTGATTGAGAATGGGGTGGTCCGATTCGCTCGGCACCTCGTGGATAAGGTGCCGGAGTATTTCGGTCAATTCGATGAATTCCCTGCGGATTTTGACGATGGGCCGGATGCGACGGAGGGCGTTGTGCGTATGCTGGAATCTGGACGCAGAACCTTTGGCCGGTTGTCGGGTCCGGTGGCCGCAAAGTCATACTGGAAAGGGGTGGCCTGATGGTGTGGGATGGCGATGTGTTGACGATTGACATGACGGTAGGGACTTCCCCGTACAATGGAAGGGTGATGTGGGAAGATCGAGACATCAGTCAGTATCTGTATGGGGTGGAGGTTAAGGCCTTTGTTGGGTCGCTGACAGAAGTTACCTTGTACGCACGAATGAAAACCGTGGTCATTACGGCGGTCCCTCCCCAATGCACTATGCCCTTGGAGTACATGGGGCAAACACGTCTGCCTTTCGATGGAGACTACGACTATGTCTAGATCCGTAATCAAGAAATACCGGACCAGCGCCCAGACTCAGGCCAACTTCTCGGAAATCGGGGAAACGGGTCTGAACGAGATGTCGGGCACGTTACGCGAAGAATTCCTGACAGAATTGCGGGGAAAGAACGGCGTCCGCGTGTACAAGGAGATGCGGGACAATGACCCGATTGTGGGGTCGATCTTATTTGCTGTGGGAATGCTGATTCGTCAGGCCGCATGGCGGCTCACTCCAGCAAGTGAGGATGCCGGGGCTAAAGAAGTTGCGGAATTCGTGGACTCGTGCCGGAAGGACATGTCCATGCCCTGGGGCGATTTGATGAGCGAGGTCTTGACCATGTTGCCCTTTGGATGGTCGTGGATGGAGACGGTGTACAAGAAACGGGCCGGTCCGTCACGGAACGAAGCAGAATCCAGTAAATACACTGATGGAAAGATCGGGTGGAAGAAAATGGCCCCCCGGTCGCAGGATACACTGGATAAGTGGATTTTCGACCCGGCCGGTGCCGTTCTGGCTATGCAACAGCGCACGTTTAAAGGGGAAATCCTGACCATTCCGTACAGCAAATCATTGCTGTTCCGTACAGAATCGAACAAGGACAGCCCCGAAGGGCGATCTGTCTTACGCAATGCGTATCGGCCGTGGTACTTCAAGAAACGCATTGAGGAGATCGAAGGTATCGGGGTCGAGCGTGATTTGGCCGGATTACCCGTGATTCAGCCTCCAGAGGGATTGGACCTATGGGATCCGAATAACGTACTCGCCCCCGCGTATCGTACCGAAGCCGAGACGATGGTCCGCAATATCCGGCGCGACGAGCAGGAAGGTGTGCTCCTTCCCTTTGGCTGGACCTTGACATTGTTGACTACCGGAGGGAAACGGAACTTCGATACGTCCGCGATCATTGACCGCTACAATAACTCGATTGCGATGACGATTCTCGCAGACTTCATCATCCTGGGCCACAACAACCGGTATGGGTCGTTTGCGCTATCAAGCAGTAAGACGCACATGTTCGGACTCGCCATTGGGGGATGGCTGGATGCGATTGAAGACGTATTCAATCGGTACGCTATTCCTCGACTACTGGCGGTCAACGGGATAAACCCAGAGCTGACACCGCTGTTAGAACATGGGGATGTGGAAGTACCAGACTTAGTAGAGCTGGGTGACTACATCATGAAGTTAAAGACTTCTGGGATGACGATGTTCCCCAGTGAACCGCTGGAACGCTACCTGTTGTCGTTGGCAAAGATCCCGTTGGAGGGGATTGAACTCGGGCGTGAAGCCCCGACACCGGAACCGGCTTTGGGGGCGTTTGGAAATCCGATTGGTGGGGAACCGAAACCGAAGAAACCGGCCCCCGAACCGGCCCCCGAACCCACGAAAAAGTCAGACGAGGACGAGGACGAGGACGAGGACTAATTATGAGTATTGCTTTCCTTCCAGCGTACCCATCTAGTCCCAGAACACGGTCCACGAATGTCCGCGATGCTGTGACGCAGCAGCTGACCCAGATGCAGGAGATGTTGGATACGGCACGCGATGTGCGTGCCGTGACCATTAGTGTAAAGATGAAGAACGGTACAACGACGGTGCGTGCGGTTGTTGTGCAGATCGACACAGAAACGGCGCTATGATAAAAAGGGTTGACACACGACCGTATCAGTGATAGTGTCTAGTTAGGCCATACGCTCGTCCGTCAGAGGGGTGGAGACGGGGCGCACACCAGTAATGGATTGTGTGACCCGTCTTTTTTTTCAGGGGATGACGGTGCAAGTCATAAAAACCGACGCCAAACGTCAACAAGTCTTTGGATGGGCTAGCATAGCCATGAACGCGGACGGGGAACGCACGGTAGATGCCTACGGTGACATCATCGAACCCGAAGACTTGGAAGATGCGGCGTACGAGTTTGTGTTGCGGTTCCGTGACCTGAACGAAAAACATGAAGGCCCGGTTCAAGGGAAGTTGATTGAATCCCTGGTCGTGACCCCGGAGAAACTGGAGAAAATGGGACTCGCTTCTGAAGCCATGGCGATGGGGTGGTGGGTGGGGTTCTGGGTGCCTGACCCTATTGTCTTTGCCAAGATTGAATCAGGGGAGTATGCCATGTTCTCTATCGAAGGTACTGCCCTTCGTGGACCGGCATAAGGAAAGGAAGGGGCATACATGCCGATGCGTCTACGTGATTTGACCGTGACACGAGTCGCGCTCGTTCCAAAGGGAGCTAACCCTGGCGCCCATATCGTGCTATTTCGGCACGACCCGTCAACACCGGGGCCGCTGTCCGATGCCGTGGATGGATGTGTCCCTGCCCCGGCACCTTTGCCTGCGGCGGATGCGGCCCCGGTCACACGCACACTATCCGTGTACGCGGGGCCGCGACATACATGCGCGATCACATCTTCCAAAGATGTGACAGATGCCGTGCGGATGGTACGGAAAAACAAAGACCTCGCGCACCCGCGCACGCGATCAAGGATCAAACGTCGGATTATCGCCATTGCCAAGGCGAAGGGACCAGCGTTCGTGGATAAATTGCCCACGACTTGGCGGGTGGTGAAGACGCAGTTCACTGACGTTCAAGCAGACTACGAGTTGATGGAGAAGAAGGAAGAAGCGTGGGAGGCGATCTCATCGTATATGGACTCGTTGAGATTGGCCATGGGAATGACCCTGTTCGCGGGAGACGGCCCAATGTCCGACATCGACCAGTCCATTGGTCAATTCCGTGATGCGGTGGCCACTGCATTGACGGATGTTTCTTAAGGAGAAAAGACATGAAGGTGACTATCGAGAGAGGGAAACTGAGTCCGGAGGAGCAGACGCGCCTGGATGAGCTGGAAGCTCTGGCCAAGCAGCACGAACCCGAACCGGAGCCGGAACAGGAGTTGCCGGAGGTGGTGAAGAAGGAGCTCGCGGATTCGAGGGATGCCGTGGTGAGGGCAAATGCGGAGACCGCGACCCTTCGCCAGGAACTCGCAGCCCGTGACGAATCCATTGCACGGGAAGCCTTCATCAAGGCAGAGTCCGGCACGCTGCCGTCGTTGCCGGGCACGGCCGATGAAAAGGGAGCCGTGCTGCACACGTTGTCAAAGTCTCTCCAGAAAGTGGACTATGACAAGGTGGTCACACTGCTCAAGTCCGGTGATGCGGCGTTGGCTGCGCAAGTGGCCGCAGCCGCCGAAGTCGGGACAACCGTCGCGCTGACCGGTACAACGGCCATGGACCAGATCATGGAGTTGGCGAAACAGAAGGTCCAAAAGGGGGACGTGAAAAGCATTGCCGTGGCCATTGACCAGGTGACTCGCGAACACCCGGATCTGGCGTCGGCGCATTTGAAGGAAACACGCGGCACGATCGCCGAGTAACGCGCCTCAATCAGAAGGAGACAATGACATGGCATTCGAGATTCCTGGTATGCAGCTGTCCATGGTCGCGGGTGAAGACCTTCGGGCAAAGCGATTCTACTTCACGAAGATTCACACGGACGGCACCCTTCTTCTCTGCTCGTCAGTGACGGAACCGATTTTCGGCATCTTGCAGAACACCCCCAACACTGGGGAGATGGCCACAGTGATGGTGTTCGGGGTGTCCAAGATCGTGGGAAGCGCCGACCTGGCCAAGGGCGATCCGGTGGGCACGACCACTGCCGGAAAGGCCGCGACGTACGCGCACGGCACGGACACCACGAAGTATATCGTGGGCACGGTGATGCTCGACAACTCGGCAGATGGTGGCGTGGCAACCATCGCGTTCAACTGCCTCGGCGCTGGCCGTGCGGCCTAACCGGTAACGGGCTATGTTGTTACGGACCCTTCAACTTCATCTCGTGTTTATCCGTCTTATACGGGGCGGATGTTCGGCATGGGAAGCGTGGGTTCGGGAACAGCTGGCCGCTTTGAAACAGACCACTGACCAGGAGTAGAAAAACATGAGCGTTCTCGTACGAAAGGGCCAGCCGTCGCAGGGTGAAGTTCACACTGACGCCATGCTGGACAACATCAGCATCGCGTACATTCAGTCCCAGGATGCGTACCTGTTTCCGAAGGTGTTCCCCATCGTTCCGGTTGGGAAGCAGTCGGACAAGTACTACACGTTCACGAAGAACGATTGGTTCCGTGACGAGGCGCAGAAGCGAGCAGATTCGACGGAGTCGGCCGGCAGCGGGTACGGCCTGTCGTCGGGGAACTACTACTGTGACGTGTGGGCTTTCCACAAGGATGTCGGGTCGCAGGCGCGTGCCAATGCGGACGCGCAGATTGACCTGGCGCGTGGCGCGGTGCAGTTCGTGACTCAGCGCCTGTTGCTTCGGCAGGAGTTGCAGTGGGTGACGGATTATTTCTCGGCCGGTTCCGGGTGGGGCACGACCGCTACACCCGCCAACCTGTGGAGTGATTACACGGCATCGGATCCGATGGAGGACATTGAAACGGCAAAGGAAGCCATTCTGTCCGTGACCGGGTTCCTGCCGAATACGCTGGTCCTGGGTTACCAGGTCATGCGGAAGCTGAAGAATCACCCGGACTTCCGTGATCGGATCAAGTACACGTCGGCGGAGAACATCACACCGGCATTGCTTGGTTCGTTGCTGGAAATTCCGACCGTGCTGGTGGCCAAGTCGATCAAGGCGACCAACCTGGAAGGGGAGACGGCTGGGTACGCGTTCGCTCACGGCAAGCACGCATGGTTGGGGTACGTGAACCCGACACCGGGGCTGATGATGCCTTCGGCGGGATACACCTTCGCCTGGACCGGGGTCAGCAGCACTCCGTCCTCGACCATCGGAATCGACTCGTTCGACATGCGTTCGATCAAGTCCACCCGGTACGAGGGTGAAGTGGCGTTCGACAACAAGGTGGTGTCCGCCGATCTCGGATACTTCTTCAACGGGGCGGTGGCCTAGGCCACGCCCGAATAGGCAACAGGCTTCGGAGGACATTCACTCCGAAGCCTTCTGCCTCTTCTGATGCACGGCCCTTATCCCATGATGGGATGGGGGATTTACCAGGAGAGCGTCCATGCCGAATCTCATTACCAAAGGCAAAGCAGTCGCGGGCCAGTATTCGCTCGTCTCGGGCGTCATGTGGTTCTCGGGGTCCGGTGCGCCGACCAATGCTGTGACCGGGGCCGGAGTCGCGGAAAAGGGATCGTTCTATATCCGCCTCAGCAACGGGGCGGTGTACTACAACACGGGCACGAAGGCCTCTCCCACGTGGAGTCTGATGGGCGCGGTGGGGGCACTGGCCACGAACAACATCTTCGTTGGGAGTGCGGGCGGTGTTGCTACCGATGTGGCGTTGAGCGGGCACGCGACCATTGTGGCATCTGGCGCGTTGACGCTGGCTGAGACCATCGTCAAGTACGATGAGGTCGCCATTCCTTCGGCTGATATCGTGTCGGCCACCGCTGGTAAACTCAGCCATGCGAACGGCCAGATTCTGGTGGCGGCTCCTGCGGCAGGGAAGGCCATCGAATTCATCAGCGCCACGCTCATCTATGATTACGCCGGGGCCGCGTACGGTGGCGGCGGTGACTTGACCATTCGGTTCTCTGGGGGCGGCACGGTTCTGTCCGCGACCGTTACCGCAGCCAACTCCTTTGGGTCGGCATCGGACAAGGTGGCGGTGTTCCAGCCTCTGGATACTGCGGGTGGGATCTTGCTGACCACCGCAGCGGGCCTGAACCTCGTTTCGGCGTCTGTGCCCTTTACCCTGGGATCGGCCACGGGCGTTGGGCGTGTCAAGGTGTCGTACCGTATCCATACGACTGGCCTGTAAAGGAGGTCCGTGATGGATATCCGATTTCGAGGAGCCGTTGTTCTCGGTTCTGACCTACTGACGCGGACGACGACGATTGACACTTTGGTGGATGTGGGGATTCTTCCGATTGACGTGTTTCGGACCAAGTACCTTACATTTAAAGCCACAACGAACACGCTGGTAGCCACTGTTTTTGGGAGCCAGGATGGGGGGCTGACGTACCCGACCACGGTTGAAGCCGAGTTCGATGTCACCGTGGCGTCCCCGGTGTTGAAGACATCCACGACCTTCTATACGCACTGGAAGGTCCAGGTAAAACCCAAGGTGTCTGCGACCCACGGCACCTTGACTGTGTATGTGAAGGGGTCATCGTACTAACCACTCGAGGGGCAGCGAGGTGTGTATGTTTTGTGTGATTCAGAAAGCATTCAACGGTCCGGGGAACCGCCAGTACACGGTGGGTGAATTGGTGGATGCGTCGGAATGGCGGCTCAGCGATAAACTGGTTGAGGGACGGTACATGCGCCCCGCCACGGAACGAGAAGTCGCGTCCGCTGAAGAAGTTGACGTACCGGATGTACCGGTACGGAAGACGGCAAAGGGGAAGAAACGGTGAGCTGGTCGTATGATTCGCTTCTAGCGACTAGTCGTGATCGACTCCGCCTGTTGATCGGAGACACCATTGCCTCCGATCAACAGTTCTCTGACGAAGAACTTGATTGGTTGCTGACCTCAAATGGTAATGGATTGTACCAGACCGCTGCGGCATCGTGTCGGGCATTAGCTGCTCGGTATAGCCGATATGCGGATAAGTGGATCGGTGATCTCAAGATTCTCGCGTCCCAGAAATCTAGAAGTTACCTGGCGATGGCGGACTCGTTCGACGCCCAGGCAGGGGTCCAACCCTGGTCCGTTCCTTCTGCAGGAGGCGTGCGTATCGCTGAAAAGGAAGAAGCGGCAGCGGACACGTCCCTGGTCCAGCCGGAGTTCGTGCGGGGCATGATGACGAACACGGGGTCGTAGTATGTTTGAGTCCGAATTTCTGACGATGATGCCGCATTCGGTGACAATTTACCCCAGGAGCGGGTACACCGACAGCGGCTTGCCGTCACATTCGGTCACGGGCAAAGCGTATTCGTGCCGGATTGTGGGGAAGAATCTTTCCCTGCGCCGAAGTACCGTGCAAGATATGACCGTGGTATTTGACATCTTCCTCAATTCTGGGGCCGATGTCATCGGGTTGGAAGACAAAGTCGAATTGCCCCTGGACGGGGCATGGTTGAATCGCTATCCATTGCTGTTTGCTGTATCTCGTGTCACGGATGAAGATGGACATCACCACACGAAACTTCAGTGCGGTTGGATGTATCATAGACAAGGTCAGTAATGCCACTCACTGGGATTCAACAGGAAGTTCAAAATCTCTTTCGAGCTGCGAGACAATCCTCGCTGAGTGGTGGCGGTGGCGTCAGTATCTCCGGAGCAAATCTGACCGTCCGTAATGTGAAGGACTTGGAAAAAGGCATAGTGATGGAATGCGCGATGCAAAGCCGAGCAGGGGCTGACGCCATTCTGAAACAGGCCAAAGTCTATTGTCCCACGGATACGGGCACACTTTCCAGTACCGGTACCGTGCGAGCATCGGATGTGTTGGAGGGGCCGTCCATCCCCGGTGTGAATGTTGAGGTCTCCGTGTCTGGGTCGTCATTTTCTTTTACCCAGAAACAGCGGTCCGTGTGGTGGGTGACGTTCGGAGATGACACGGTAGAGTATGCAGCAGCAATTCATGAGAATGAAGGAAAACGGTTCGACATTAAAACCGAGAAGAATCCGTCCGCGCGTGACCACTACCTTTATCACTCGTACTTGGAGTATGAACCGTATTTCTCGAAACGGGTCATTGACCGTCTCCAGGCACAGGTATTAAAGGCCGGGGCTGTGGGGGCGATGATTGAATCAGTGGTACGGCGTGGATTGGGGGCTGGGACAGGACTTCCGCGATTGGTGAAAGCGGGGGCCAAATGAGCACCATGACCGAACTGGGTGCGTATCTCGTAAATAAGAGCATTGGCATCCTGGGCACGTCGTTGTTCCTGTACAACTTGCCAATGGGGGTCGAGAACGCGGTCTCGGTGGTGCAGACGTCTGCGGCGTCCCCGATTCGGACCATGGGCGCGGCGTTGAGTGCGCCCGTGGCGGATGTGCCTGCGATTCAAATCGTGGTGCGGAACGCGAGTCATTCGGATGGAGAGACGAAAGTCAAAGCAGTGATCGACGCACTCGATTTCTACAGCGGAACCATGGGGTCTACGGAGTACTTGTTGGTGACTCTCGATTATGGTCCGGTGTATCGGGGGCTTGACGAGAACAACCGTCACCAATGGTCCCTGATGTTTCGTTTCACGAAGAGGCGGTCGTGATTGAAGATTTGATCATGAAGCAGTTAATGGCGACACGGGCTTCGGCAGAAGCATTGCTCCACAGTATTGATATGTTTCAGGCTATGGTCAGGCAGGAGAAACCTGACACTGGAGGAGTGCCAACGCCTCCTCCGCCGGGCATGAAAGATACAGCACCTGGAGAGTGCGACCACCCATCAGACCACCGACTGCATACGCCTACGATGGGGAATCTGCGCCGTCAACTGTGCGGAGTTTGTGGGAAGGAGGTGACGGAGTGAAACGCTACCTAGTTGTGGGGTCGTCAACTATCGCCATTGAAGGTTCTCATGCCCCTGGTGATACGTTTGAAGCGGATATGTCCGCAACATTGGAGGAGTTCCTGACCAGGATTGGGGCCATCGAAGAAGTTACCCCAGCATCGGTCGATGCGAATCACGGGGCCGCTGCCCCAATTACTCACCCTGGACTTGATTCCGGGGATGACGTGAAGGAGGAGGAGTAATGGCCACGTTGGTATTGACGGATGCCAAAATCCTGATGGGCGCGTACAACCTCAGCGGGTATCATTCGTCCATTGAAGTCGGGTATGAAGCCGAAATGCTGGACAATACAGTCTTCGGCACATCTGGGACTCGTTCTTCAATGGCCGGATTGAAGACGTTCACCATCTCAGGTAACATGTTCTGGGAGTCGGCCGTGGACGATGCGCTATTCCAGAGAATCGGGAACCCAGTAGCCGATGTCATGAGTGTTGCGCCCGTGGGCAATGCTGAGGGAGATCGTTCTTACTGCGTCAAAGCGGTGCAGGCATCGTACAGCCCCGTTAGCGGAGAGGTGGGGGCCATTATCCGCACGTCACTGGAAGGCCGAGCAGCTGGTACGCCCCTGGTCCGGGGGCAAGTGATGGCGACGGGAAACAAGGCAGTGTCAGGTACCGGTTCTGGAGGACTCATCACGGCGGTCAGCGCGGCGCAGCGGATGTACAGCGCCTTGCACATCACGGCCATTGCGGGAACAGCGGTGCCCACCTTCACGGGCATCATCCAGTCAGATGATGCCGGGGGGTTCGGAACCCCTGTCACTCGGCTCTCGCATCCGGCCGCGACCACGATTGGCGCGAATTGGCAGGAAGCGGCTGGCCCCCAGACCGACACGTACTGGCGGGCGAGCTGGACCATCTCGGGTACGAACCCGGTGTTCACAGTGTTCTGGACCTTCGGGATTCTCTAATACGATTAGGAGGAGACAGTCATGGCAACCATGG